ATGGGCACATCAAAAGAACCGATTCGACTAAGGAAGCGCGTCATGGCCACCGGCAATGTGTCGCTCTATCTCGACATCTACATCAATGGCAAGCGCAGCTATGAGTACCTCCACCTCTACCTAATCCCTGAGAAGACCAGAGCCGACAAGGAGAAGAACCGCGAGACAATGAAGTTCGCCGATGCCATCCGCGCAAAGCGTGTGGTCGAACTCCAGAACGGTCGCTTCGGCTTTTGCGGCATACACAGTTCCAACGCAAATGTCATCGACTACTTCAGCATGCTGCGCGACAAGCGCCGTGCGAGCAACGAGGAGGGTGGCAACTGGCGCAGCTGGGATGTCACGCTAAAGTACCTGAAGCAGTACTGCAAGTCTAACACCATGCTCAAGGACATCAACCGGCAATGGGTGCAAGGCTTCCGCGACTATCTCGACAAGCTACCGCTGAAAGAGTCCAGTAAGCAGATATACTTCAGCAAGCTGCGTGCATGCGTCAACCAAGCCTACAACAACCAGCTCATTGCACACAATCCCCTCCGCAGCGTGGAGAATTTCAAGGGGAAAGAGCATGAGCGGTCATACCTCACGCTTGATGAGGTGAAAGCAATGGCAGCCACGGAGTTTAGCTACAACCCGGTGATAAAGCGTGCGTTCTTATTTTCGTGCCTGACCGGACTACGCAAGAGCGACATCATGAAGATGACATGGGCGGAAGTGCGACAGCAGGGCGAATTTACGCGCATCGTGTTCTGTCAAAAGAAGACAGGCGGGCAGGAGTACATCGACATCAATCAGCAAGCGGTTGAGTACATGGGCGAGCGCGGAGAACCCACGGCCAAAGTGTTTGCCGGCTTCAACTACACCCCGTATTCCCAGATGAAACTAAAGGCGTGGGCTGCTGCTGCCGGAATCAAGAAAGATGTCACGTTCCACACCGCGCGCCATACATTTGCCGTGCTGATGCTCGACCTCGGCGCCGACATCTACACCGTGCAAAAGTTGCTCGGACACCGCGAGCTTCACACCACGCAGATCTACGCCAAAGTCCTCGACAAAAACAAGCAGGCAGCCGTCAACCTTATCCCCAAAATCAAGTAATCAAAATATATCAAATTTTTTGGTAACATATTAGAAATAACAATTATCTTTGCGTTTACAAACGGATTAACCATGCCCACAAACATCGCAAAACTAAAACTAAGAGCATTCAAAATCTCTAATCCCAACATAACCGAAGCCAATTCCGGAATCTTACCATTACTTCTACAAGTCCTAACAGAAAGCTCTACAGCGCAACAGCGACGAATGAAGCTTAACAAAGACGATGTAGACGAAGACTTATTGTCTGATTTTAGTTGGCAGCGCAATAACAGCTACTTGTTCGGTGTAATGCTGCGCATCATACCGGCAGAAACCGGTGGCGTGATCGATGATAGCATGTTTGAACAAAACAAAATCACAATCGCTGAAGTCACTACCGGTGATGCGGGAAAAAGCCAATACAAAGACCACTATTACTTTGTAATGAATAACAATTACATTGTTACCAATTTACCCGGGACATACAGCATTGATAGATTCCAAACATATATTAACTTCTTGTTGGACGGCATCCGCTCCTCTTTATTTGAGTTTGCCCCGCTCACCAAGCTACCTAATGACAATGTTAAAATATCCGATATAAAAAGCATTGAATTTACCGGTGGCAAAACTTCAGTTAGTGCTGATGTTGATAACGATGATGCCGCGCCGTTTAAAATGCTAAGCGACCTAACATCGTCGCTGTTTAAACATATTCTTTCCGATACAACCTCTTGGGACGAGATTAAATGTAACCAGATAATCTCTGCAAAGCTACTTCTTACGGTAAAATCCAAGCCACGAGATATGAAAGATGCGGATTATCAGCGCGTGATGGGGGCAGCACTCCGTCAGATTACAGACGATAACGGCGTCGTGATTCACACTAAGAACGGCAGATACACCGGGAAAGACGTAAAGGTCGTGAAAGATATCACAGTAGAACGCACATCAAATAATAGAATCGTCGAGGAACAGCTCAAACAGAAAATGGAGTCTTTCTTAGACGAGTTAACAAGCAAAGAAAACAATGGTTAAGCTAATAGCACGTATAATATTTGCAATAGCCATCTCTATTGCATTTGCATCAGCCGGAGTTGTTGGCAATGCAGACGTATTGCAGACGCTGTTCACGGTGTTAGGTATTGTATTCTCAATATCTATGAGTTTATTGGTGTCATTTAGTTTGTCAAAGGTTCTCAACGCGGAGACAAGGACACGCCTAAGATATTCGATAAAGCATACGCGTAATTGGCTGCTTATTGATTTCAGCATCTCAGCAGCAATGTTATTAGTCGCATTGGTCTGGAGCGACGGTAGCCTGCGCTACACCATTGGCGCAATAACTATTGATGTGCTACTATTGGCGGTGTCATTCATAGTGGTGTCGCTGGCTTATGAGATTTACAACTTTACGAATATCCATAAGCTGCATAGCGACATTGAAGATACCGTCATTGCCGAAGAGGCAGCAAAAAATAGGTGAGACGGTGCGGTGGCGCTGATTGTGGATCCGGTGGCAGCGGAGCTTGACATACGATGCAATAAAATTGACATAATACGCCATGTTTTTGCGGTCAAGTGAATGAGCCAAACGGATATAAGCCGATAAAGGATATATGTAAATAAGCATAAATATCTGATAATCAGTATAGCAAACAGTAACGTTACAGTAACATTACAGTAACGTTACTGTTTTTTGTTTTTTATCTCATCTACCTTTGCAGCGTAATCGATTACAACGCAACAGGCAAGGAGGCGTAACAAGATTTCCGCAAAGGGTTATATAAATTTCCGCAAAGAGGAGACGTAAAAAAATTACGAAAGGAGCACGCGCGACAAGCTTTCCATATCCTTGCAGATGTAAATATCTGAGTCGTCGATATGGCGAACACGCTTTTTGCTGCGACCATTTGCAACAGCCGTGAACATATTCAGCACAAGCGGACACATATTGCACTTTTCAACAGCGACGGGGAGCGTTCAATGATAGTGTATAGCTCATCAGCGAAAGCGCGCGAGATAAACGTCACATCGGAGAAGTCGAGCGCAATATCATCACCGGGAACAATAAGAGCCTTAAGAACCTCGGCATTATCGCGGCAACGAATATCCGTACTAAGCACTTCTGCTACTTTTATTGTCGTCATAACTATATCAATGAATGATTGATTTGGAACTACCTAAATAGCAGAGTATTAATATACACAAATTAAAGCAGTAATTTAATTAGAGTAACTGTTAGATAACTGTTAGATAACAAAATTACATACTTTTGCCCCCTACCTTTGCAGGCAGGCGGAGATGTGGCCGTTTTTCGGGAGGGAGCGCTGATGGTGGGTGGAGGAGCGCGACGGTGGGAGGCGGAAGTTTATTTTGCTACAAACTGCAAATTTCAGGCGTTATTATGATTGTGAACTGCAAATTTTTTATAAATCTACGATAAAAAATGCCCTAAACGCCTGAAATAACTGAACTTCAAGTGGATTCGGTAGTAACAAGTTTGAAAGAGGGTCAAATATGACGGTATCCGACAGTCGGAATATTGACCATTTTGAGTAAAAACATTTCCGAATTATTGTCGAAAATTATGGCAACTTTGAACGCAGTTATCGTGCCTGCCAAGGCTCTCAAAGGTGGCAAGCACAAGGTGAGAATCTCAGTAGCTCACAATGGCGAAACTCGCTACATCGTCACATCTATCATCATCGACTCAGCAAAGGAGTTCAAGAATGGTCAAATCGTGAAGCGTCCGGACGCAGCGATGAAGAACACTCTGCTCCGCTCCGAGATGCAGAAGTACCAACAGGCTATCGACGAGTTAGCCTACACCAACGGCTTGACGTGCGCCGAGTTGGTATATCAGCTAAAGAACGCCAACCAATACAAGCACCGCACTTGTCAGTCTATCTATGAGGAGTACATCAACAACGCACACATCAAGCCAGGAACTCTTCAATCATATATGGTGATATGGCGTGCCATCTCCGGCTACATCAGCAGCAGCCTTCTCATGGAGAACGTGAACCATGCCACCATTCTCGGACTTGACAAGTATCTCCGCTCACGCAAGATGAAGCCCACGACCATACGCAACTACCTCGTGTTCTTCATGGTCTTGACCAACTACGCCTCTCGATGCGGATATGTGCAGTGGCGTGTCAATCCGTTCTTTGGTTACGACCTTCCGAAAATGGAAGCTCGTGACTCATGGTTGAGCGTGGATGAGGTTAGGCAGATACGAGACCTGCAGACAGACAACAGGTGTATGCAGAAGTGTCGTGACTTCTTCATGCTCTCGTACTACCTCGGTGGCATCAACATGATCGATTTGCTGGCCATCAACTTCAACGAGCAGACCGACACCATCCATTACGTCAGGGAGAAGACAAAGAACCGCCCGAAGCTGAACAAATATGTGGAGTTCAAGATTCCCGATGAGGCGAAGGCTATCATCAACAAGTACAAGGGGGACGATGGGCACATAGCCGGCACGGAGTCGCAACGCCGGACCTGCTACCATGATTTCCTCATCAACAACACCAAGAAGATAGCGGAAGCGACAGGCATCAAGAATCTAATCTTCTATTCGGCTCGCAAGTCGTTCAGCCAGCACGCCTTCACTCTCGAAATATCGACGAGCATCATTGATTTCATACTCGGACACCGAGTTGACAAGGGAGGAACGAGCCTTTACAGCTACATCAGCGTAACGCCTGACATGGCTACAAAGGCGGTGCGTAAGGTGCTTGACAACTTAAAGGGATAGGGAAATTTTTGGGAAATATAGGGAAATTTGCAAATAATTCCCTATCTTTGCAATATCAATTTAAGTTCAACCACCATATTGACTTTTATTGGTTTGACTTCGGCGAGGGGGTGGTTCCCCTCGCTTTTTTAATAACCTAATACCTCCTATCGTCATGTTTGTGGAACTTACCAACGACACACAAGACCGCTTCGATGAGCGGTACAATGAAATGAAATACCACCTCAGAAAACTCTTCTCACAGAGTCTTGTCGGCTTCGACCTTAACATCCGCACACTATGCTCGCTCGAACGCGTAGGCATCCGGACATTGGGCGATTTAATTAGCCATAGCCGTGATGAGGTGAAGAAGATTCGCCGCCTCGGTGTGGTCTCCGTTGCCGAGATAGACGCGATGCTCGAACGATACCACTTGCACTACGGCATGGTGGCGGAATAAAAAAGGGTATCTCACGACACCCTTAGAGCACCACACATCATCACGTACATCATCACCGGTGCTCCATGTACTGTTACTAACGACTTGCGGTTTAGTTCACTCGATAATCAAAAAGGCCTCGTATTCTCTACGAAGCCTTTTCTTCATTAACCAAAAATCTAAATCTAATACCATGAAAAACATCTGTCAAAAGTTCAGCAGTGAATAGGTAACGCCTACGCCAATCCAAGGCTGAAATCCCCTTGGAGTGTATCCGTAACCCGCAGACACGCCGATGTGCCAGCGGTTAGGCGGTTTCTTGATAGTCACGACATCGCGTGTGGAAACGACATATATGCTGTCAAGGGTGGTATAATAGCCGCTAATCCATGCGGTGTATGTGCTGTCTTGATACACTGCTTGCGTAATCGGAATCAGCACTTTAGCGGAGTCGGGAATATTTTCGATAGCGATGTTCTCAAGATTGGGAATATTTTCACCGCCATTGTTGCCATTAACGACAGGCAGTTTCACCGTCTCGTAACGGGTGATCAGCGAGTCCTTAATGATAGGCTTGATGTACTTGATAGTGTCAACATAGGTGACGGTGTCACAGACAATCTTATTCTCGGCGGTCTTGACAGACTTGCGTCCATCGCAACGACCGAGTATATACCCCACCAAGAGACAGGCGAGGATGATGCAGACTGATATTAATGTCTTCTTCCAAAAATGAGTTGGTAATGCCATAGCTATACGTATTTGAATCCGTCAAATGTAATCGCGTTTATTCTTCGTTCCCAGCCTTTGTAGAACTTCGCTTGTGATGGGGACTTCTCCACAATCTCATTGATGTGTTTCAGCCGTTCGCATTGTAAGGCGAAGAAAAACATCTCAGCGGTCTCCTCCTCGGCGGCTTTGACAGCAGCGAGTGTCTTGGGACCGACAATGCCGTCAGCATCAACACCGAGAAGGCGCTGGGGTCTCTTGACTCCGGTGATGCCGCTCGCCCACACCCAATCAACAAGGATGTTGGCGACGGCTTGATTCTCGATGTCATCTGCTTTCCAGCGGTTCCAAAACATCGTATGTAATATCTTGTACCAATCGGAGTATTTGAGCGATTTTAGACCGCTTTCCGTGGCTTTTATGCCCACTTTGTTGCAATAGGTAGCATAGGTAGCGTATGTGACTCCGCACATAGTCATACCACCTTTGTCACCTGAAACAACGAGCTTGTTGTTCTTGAGCAGATAAGCCTTACACTCATTATACTGTTGCTCGGTTGTTGCTTTGCTCGGATCGTAACCGACAAGCACTTTTTTGCCGTTGCGTGTCTCGTAGATTTTACAACTATCAGCACCACCGGCTTCAAAGTACAAAATGAAAGGGATGAGTTTTTCGAGTTTAGCCATATTATTCAGTTTCTTTGTTCTCGCTCTTTAAATCGCTAAGGTCAATATCGAAGTGCCTTGAAGTCTTATCTACAAGAATCTTCTGCATGATTTTCGCCCACTTCGCTCCATTACAGCTACTCTCGTTCTCCAAGATACTCCATAGCTGCCAAAAACATATTGCTCCTGCTGCCACCTTTGTCAAATCTATAGGTAAGCTGTCAGTGATATGTACTTGGATAAAGTAAGCCATTACGATTAGAGCATAGGATTTAGCTATTGTGCCTATCACCATGCCGAAGTGATGTGATTTAAATTTCTTGCCGTCCGAGCTAATTTTATCGGGATATGCTTTCTGCGCACGTTTGGCAAGCGACCATGCGGTGTAGCAGTCAGCTAAAATCATAAACGTGCAGATTGCCAAGAACGGGAAGGTTGGTTCAAGCATCGCCAGTATAGCTCCAAAGAGAGTGAGCAACCAGCGCAGAATTTCGGATAATGTTGATGTCATAGTTCTATGTGGGATTAGTGAATAAACGATGCTAACGCTCCGAGAGCAGCACCGACAATAGAACCGACAGCATCAGCACCTATATCAGACCAATCCCATTTGTTCGAGGGATTGCACTTGTCTCCGTACTCCTTGCCTACGCCAATGGCGAGACCTGCCATGTAGCCGGCGAAAAACGATTGTAGATAGTTAGCACCATAGACAGCCTCAATCACTGACGCGGTCAAACCAACTATCACACAGACTGTGAAGTGCTTGATTTTGTCGCTTTCTATTTTCATGTCGAGTTGCTTTTTCATCAAAAGTAACCCCATAGCCAATTCAAACCCCAAATAGCCAATTTTTCTAAATGTTAAATCCAATCTAACACACTGATTTAACGTCAGATATATAAAAAACGAAATGGCCGCGAGTCACCTCGAAGCCATGCGCAATATGAAAAATTTAAAATTACGGTATTGTTGTCACACATTAAACGCGCTCATGTCATTGTCGAGAGCGTCCTTTTCGGCATAGCCCTCAGTCACAGCCTTGAGGATGAAGTTGGTGACAGCCTTGCGGAACTCATCAAACTCATCGGAGCTGTTGAACGTGAAGTAAGAGGGCGAGCCGTCGGACTTCTCGCCGAGTTTTAGGGTGAGAGGATAATCGACACCTCCCAATGCGATTTGATTGAAGTTGGATTGCTGTTCTGTTGACAGCCAAACGATAATGCCGTTCCATACGAAGCCCGATTGGATTTTAGCCGCCGTAGCTTCATTGATGGTGGTCTTGAGTATCTCTTTTATCTCGTCAAGAGTAGGCTTACGTGTAAACCTCTGACGATAGTTGTAGCCGGTCTCAGCGGTTTCATCGTCCTTGCCGAAACCATAGATCAACTCCCATTTGTTGCGCCCGATGAGGTACAAACCATCTTGCCGTTCTGTTGCTCCGTATATCTTATTCATAGCGTTATTGATTTAACGCTTCAAATATACTACAAAGAACGGTACAATTTGCAAAAGTACTGAAAAACCGAAAGGTCAGGTAAACTTGTATTTGACCTTGTTTCCGTCAAATACCTCGCTTTCTATGGTACATTGGAATGGGAATCCATCTTCGATGTCGCTGATTTGGTCGAGGATGTTTTTCATCTCCTCCGATGAGGTGAAGAACTTGCCCCACTCTCCGGTGCGGGCGTCTTTGAACGACACAAGATAGCGGTCTTCCCCGTGGGATGTGTTCATGCCGCTTTCAAAATCATGGATTTCGAGTTCTTTATTCTGCAGCGCGCTCAGGCGCATAACTTTTCCGGGGAAACGCTTCTTGCCATCCGCGGGCGTGTAGCTGATTCCCATTTCCGAAAACTTCTTCATTTGATGATGTGTGAGTTTATGATATAAGTTCTTGCAGTCGGCGTGTATCGCCATACCCTTGAAAGAGCCGATGACCTCCTGACGTCTCTTCCTTGACTTGATATGCGCCAACTTGCGTGCCGTGTTCTGCTTCACTCGCTTCCTTAGTGTCGAATGGGTGGGATAATGCACGTAGCCGAGGAAGTCAAGCCCCTCGGTTAACGGGCGCACGGCGTAATTCGGTTTAACGCTCAGACCCAACTTCGCCACCTCGTCACGATAGATGTTGGCAAGTCTCCACGCCTCCTCCTTGGTGGGCGCGAAAAAGTCGGTATCGTCGCAATAGTTGTAGTAGAGATAACGGGTCTCGGCGTTGCCCTCCGCGTCGGTGAGTGTGTAGGTCTGACACTCACTCAGCATCCGCTTATGCACAGGCGTAAGGTAGAGGTTGGCGAAGCACTGCGATGAGCGCAACCCCTTGCTCAGCCCTTGTGGCATCAGTGTGATGAAGCTGTCGAGTATGGGTAGCAGCACTTCATCGGCAATGTACTCTCTGATGACCGCACGCATCCTCTCTTGCGGTATGTTGTCGTAATAGTGGGTGATGTCGGATTGGAAGTAGTATCTGGTGAGGTAGGGAACGTTCTTGATGTCATCCTCGACGATGTGGTGAAGCCAGTGCATCCCTCTTCCTTTGATCGACGCGGCGGAGTTCTTGATGAGTGCGTCCCTTGTGTGCTTCTCCACCACTACCATGATGGCATGGATGCCGATGCGTTTGATGATTGTCGGTGCTTGGCAGTCACGCTCCTTTGGTCCGTCCTTGACATGGATATCCTGCACGTCCGAGTGTGTCACTCTGAAACTACCCGATGAGATTTCATCCTTGAGCTTCACGGCGAGACGGCTTCTCCAATCGTAGTAGTGCTGCCACCTCGCTTCGATTTCCGGTGTGCTGTCGAGCAATTTGGATGGCCGAAACCGCTCACGTTGCGGTCGGCACTCCAAATGGTCTATCACGTAATCAATGCTGTCGTAAAGATTCCGCATATCGACGATTTCAGCTATCAAGTTAGTTATCGGGTATTGGTACATAGCCTTCAAGGCTCTAAGTTATTTTTCCGCTTTCCAACAAATCGTTGCTTTTGCCGTGGCTCAAATCCCTCGTCTCTTTCGGTTGCCCAGCCCGTGGGCGGTCGCAGTGTGGCGATTATATAATAAATGACGGTCGCCCGTCAAAATTATCAGTCCTCAAGTTCAGCCGCACGCCGTTGTTCGTGTTCGAGTTCGACCCGCCGTAATTCGCGTTCACGTAAGCGAGACCGTAGTTCGCGTTCGCATTGTTGCCGGCACGCCGGGGCAAACGGCTTGGGGATTCTCTACCGGGCGCAAAGTTAGCAATTTTAACACAATCCGCAAAATCAAGTTATCAACAATTTGACCTCCGGTCAAAAAAAGCGGAGAGGGAGCAGCCTCCCGTTGGTCGGCTCTCCCTCTGACGTTCTTCCGAATTTTCGCTTTCTCGGACTCCGTTAATCGAACACGATTGCGCCTTTCTGCCTGAAGGCCAGCCGCACGCCGTTGTTCGAGCTCGAGTACGACCCGCCGTAATCCGCGACCACGAAAGCGAGACCGTAGTGCGCGTCCGCATTGCCGGCACGCCGGGGCAAACGGCCTCTGCTGTGGCTGTACTCCTGTCTATCGGCATAGTTCTGATTCCACTTGCTCGTATCGCTCGTGAACTTCGAGGCGATGATGTCGCAGTAGCGTCCATGTTTGACGCGACCGATACAATAGTTCGATGAGTTCAGACCTTGTACCACACGCTCCGTCTTGGTGACGGGGTCGTAGATGTGCCACTTGGCATCCACTGGGAAGCTGCTGTCACCCTCGCTGTACTTACCCTTGCGCCATGCCGGGTAGTTGGAGATGTTCACACCGCAGTAGTCAACATTTTCCCAATCGCAAGCGATGTAGTTCTGAATACCAAACAAGATGTTACCTCTGTAACCGCTCGACGTTCCTCTGTACGTGATGTTGCCATACGAGTTGCCGGCTCCGGTTGTGTAACCACTTGAGCAACCATAACCACACTTGGCTTGGATGTCGCGGTCGCCGACAATGCCATAGATGATTTGAGCAAGCTCGTTCTCCATGTTCTTGTCTTGCGCTTGGAATCCCTTGCCACGCATACGGCATAGGTTGATAAGATCTGTTCCGGTGTAGTGCATCGTTGAGGTCGGCACTATCGTATTGGTGAGGTCTCCGTTCTCATCGTATGCCCAATCAGCGTTGGTGGTTGATGTTCCGTCTCCTCGGCGCGTCTGCACACCACTGATGGAGCGCATTCGGTTCAGCGAGTCAACATATCCGCCATACACGCCGAGCAGATAGTCACCACACTCAACCCAGTCGGGTTCGATGGCTTCTATCTCGGAACTGTCAACGGCGATTGCCTCTTGGTCATCGTATCCGGCGTAGCTCGTGAAGATGAACTTCTTTGCTCCGGCTGGCACGTCAATGAAGATGTAATCGCCATATACGAAGTCGAATTGCGACGTGCCTATCTCCATGTTGTATTTGGAGATAACCTTGTCGTTCTCGTCAAGGAAGATGGCACCGACTGACGCGCTGTTGACTCCGGGCCAGCGTACTTGCTTCATACCCTCCACGTCAAACTCATAGACGTTCATGTTGGCGTTGTCGCTGAGGTTGTCAGCTGAATACTCATCGCCAATCTCGTATTCGTCAATGAAGATTGCCGACAGGGATTTGACAAGCAAGTTGGCGAGTGTGTCCCTACGCACCTTGGTTGAGGTGGATATGGGCTCCGTGCCGAGCGCAGACAGGAATGTGTATTTCTCCTGATTCTTGTAGTCGTTAACCCCTTTCATGTAGAACGGAACGATGTACTTCATTACGTCGAAGCCGAGTCCCGATGCGTCGGCTGGATCGAAGCTCGTGCCGTCAGCCAACTCGGTGTAGCTGCTGTCGCTAATCTGCACGCAGTGCATCTCTCCGGTCTTGCTGTTGTAGGTGGCTTTCTGCGTGTGGCACTTCTTGTCAAGCAACTGCCAGTGTGGAGGTATGGTGTAAGTGTTGCCAAACTTGTAGCCCGTGCTCTCGTCAATGTTGCTGATGTTGGCTGTGTCGTCTGCCAAGTCGGAGTAACAGATGGTCGAGTACTGCGAGTTGTAGAGCGTCAGTTCGGGGAAGTATGCAGCCAATGAACCGCTGATGTTCTTGTCAAGCTCCTCCTCGTCAATGAGGTCAGCCATTATCCATCGTCCGGCGAGACCGCTACATCTAACACCCTCCTCCTCGTATGCCGTTCCGTTGGCGTCGAGTCCTTTCACTCCGAGCGTCTTCAACGTGTAAAGCACTTTGCTGTGTGCTGTCATGTTGATATCCGGAATACGTATCTCGTTGAGGTTCTTGGAATCGGCTACGGACATGACGAGCTTCTCCACGTCGATGTTCTTACTGCCCTCAATCCATAGGCGTGAGATGTAGTCGAAACCGCCGACACTCAAACCGCCGGGGTAGCTGAGGTTAGGCAGGTTCACAAGTTCAAGAGATGTCATCGTGCTTGGCAAGGTCAGTGTCTCAATCGGCGAAGTCTGTGCCAATTTGCAAGTGGTCAACTCTGTGTTGTCAGCCAATATCTCCTCAATACGGGGACAACTGCTTGCGTTAATGCTCGTGGCTGTGGTGTTACGCACATCCAATTTACGGAGGAACGGCATGGTACCAAGGTCAACACTTGATAGGTTGCCGAATCCGGTGGCAGGGTTGGAAGTGTGTTTATCACCGCCCAATATCAACTCCTCTGCGAGTTCAAGTAAGCTAAAATCAGCAGTAGCCAAACTCATCTCAGAGAGGTCAAGTTTTGCCAAACGACCGGGCATATAGATGCGCTGTTGTGCTTCGCCATGATCGAAGACAGTGAACTCGTAGCTTTCACCCTCTTCGAGATATACGGTCTCTCCGGTTGATAGTCCGGCATCGTTACCGATTCCGAAGTAGCCCGTAGCTGCAGCCGTGATGCCAATCTTTGAATCATCACTTAACGCTTTCATACGTATCGTCAACGGATTCGAGAAGAAGTCTCCAACTTGATAGTAGCCGTCACGGATTGCCCAACGCTGTTGAATGAATCGGGGCAGTGATGTGCGTCCGCTTCCATGTAGCGCGTAGAAGTAGAGCTGATTGGCGATATTGGTGTTGTCGATATACTTGCGCTCGCCATCGTAGCTTGACACTACCTTTGGCCAGAACTCGATGATGCTGTCAACGAAGTAGTAGAGCGCACCATCGGGTGAGAACGGAGCGATCGTCTTGCCGTCAACCTGAGTGGTGAGGTTACGCATATCCTTGACAACGTTCTTGAGGGTGATTGTGGTGGCTCCGTTGTCGTTGCTGTTCCACAATGTCTGACACTTATCCATGTTGTTGAACAGGATTGAACCACGTCCCATGTACGGGTTGGAGTATCCGGCTTCCTCATCGGTGGGTTTGTTCGGGTCAAGTTCTGCGTCGATGCTCACACCGCCGTCGTTGTCTTTGCCGTTACAGGTATCGCAGTCATATACCTTGTTGAGGTACATTCGTGTCGGCTCCATGTTCTTGTATCCGGAGTAAACGCCGTTGGTGACGGAGCATCCGTCCTCCAAGAAGAACATCGGCTGCATATTCTTGGCTCGCTGGTCAACAGCCGCAAGGTAGTCGGTAAAGGCGGTGTATGCCATCGCACTCTCAATTGACATATAGCGGTAGGCATTCTGTTGCCAAATGGTTTCCCATCCGTCAACTTTGCTGTAATCGCATGAGTTGAAAAAGCGGAGCAGATTGAACAGGTCATACGGCACTTTCTTGCCTTGTACGAGGTCAAGTTGCAGTTGATCATCGTCAATCATGCACTCGAAGTAGTAAGTCCATGCCGGAACCAACGTGCCCTCAGCGACAAGCTTGTTAGCCCATGATGATTTCTGCGTGGTCATTGCCATCATGTCATCAATGGTCTCAACGCCTTGGAACCAGTCCATGCCGTTATACTGCAGCAATTCGTATCCGGTGACAGGATTGAGCACATCGCCCGTCACTACCCACTTGCCGTTGACTTGCTTCAT